ACGCAAGACCAAGCTGACACTCATGCAATTGAACAAATTGCGGAAAATGAATGATACCAGAACTTTTGAATACAACGAAAAGTTAAAAGATATCCGTACTCAATACGCACCTCCGGTCGCACCGGCTGCCTAATATAGCTGCCTAAATTGGCAAAAAAACTGTCATAAACAGTAGGTTTTTCTCGTAAATCGTAAATATAGATATAGATTTTGCCGGGTGGCAAAATTAACGAATACCTATAGGAGCCATTTAAATGAGCAAAAACCAGTTTGAACAGTTGATTGAATATGTGATCAACGACGAAGACGCCAAAGCCAAAGAACTTTTCCATCAGATCGTGGTATCAAAAAGCCGTCAGATCTATGAAAACCTCATGCAGGAAGACAATGCCATGGGCATGGAACCCACCGAAGTTGATACCGACATGAGTGAAACCATGATGGGTGGAAGTGCAACTCAGTCACTGATGCAAGATGTTCAAGCCGAAGAAGAAGGCATGATGGAAGCTGACGACGAAGAAGATGCAGAGTTTGACGACGAAGCTGAAGAAGCCGGCGATGATCTGACTCGTGACATGGAAGATGAAAATGACATGGAAGACGACGAAGCTGCCAGCAAGAGCGATGTGATGGATCTGTCAGACAAACTAGACGAACTCATGGCTCAATTTGAAGACATGATGGGTGGCAGTGACATGGGCATGGACAACGACATGGGCATGGACGACGACATGGGTATGGACGACGGTATGTCTGACATGGAAATGGACGACGACGAATTTGAAACAGAAGGCATGATGGAAAACATCACGCTCAAAGCTGCTCCAAAACCAGTCACTTCTGAACCAGCTGGAACCAACACCAAGTCAACAACTGCATTCAACAGTGGTGCAACCGGCATGGCAGCCCACCCAGTTAAAATGACTGGTGACACTGCAAAAGGCCGTCCTAATCCTACTACCAAGGATATGATTGGTAATGTTGGTAATTCACCAGCACAAGGCACTCAAAATCTTAAACCAGCTACCAAGCCACACCTGGGTCAAGCTAGTGGTGTAAACACACGCACACCATTTCCACGTGGCAAGTAATCTGCGATGAAATACTTACAGGAACATCTAAACTTCAACCAGGCCAAGATTCGCGTCTTGGTTGAAGATGGTCCTGACGGCCAGGGCAAGACATTGTACATGGAAGGTATCTGTATCGAAGGTGGAGTAAAGAACGCCAACGAACGAGTTTACCCTGTGAATGAAATTGGCAAAGCCGTTCAAAGTATCAATGAGCAGTTGCGTGGTGGTTATTCAGTGTTGGGTGAAGTAGATCACCCAGAAGATTTGAAAATCAATTTGGACCGTGTGAGCCATTGCATCGACAAGATGTGGATGGATGGCCCTGCAGGATATGGCAAGTTGAGAATATTACCCACACCCATGGGCCAGCTGGTGAAAACCATGTTGGATTCGGGTGTAAAACTAGGAGTTTCGAGCCGTGGTTCCGGAAACGTGAACGACAGCAACGGACATGTCAGTGACTTTGAAATCGTCACTGTGGATATTGTTGCCCAGCCCAGTGCTCCGCATGCATATCCCCGTGCAATTTATGAAGGACTTCGTAACATGAAGTATGGTCATAAAGTGTTGGAGATAGCCAAAGAAGCAGGGTCAGACAGCAAGGTACAGAGATATTTGACGCAGGAAGTAAAACGCCTTATCAAAGATCTCAAAATTAAGGAGTAAAGCATGCTAGATGCAATCAAACCATTGCTAGATAGCGGCCTGATCAATGAAGATGTCAGTCAAGAACTCAACGAAGCTTGGGAATCAAAACTGACAGAAGCACGTGAACAGGTCAGAGCCGAACTACGTGAAGAGTTCGCACAACGCTATGAGCACGACAAGACAGTGATGGTTGAAGCCTTAGACAAGATGATGACAGACGGTCTCGCCGGTGAACTCGCTGAGTTTGCTCAAGAGAAAGCTGCTCTGCGTGAAGATCGCGTGAAGTTTCAAACCAAGATGAAAGAAAGCGCCGGAAAGTTCAACAACTTCCTGGTGACCAAATTGGCCGAAGAAATCAGCGAACTGCGTAGAGATCGCAAGCTGCACAATGAAGGACTAGAAAAACTAGAAGGCTTCATGGTGCATGCCCTGGCTCGTGAGATCCAAGAATTTGCTACAGATAAGCGTGACGTGGTGGAAACCAAAGTGCGTTTGGTGCGTGAAGCACGTGGCAAGTTAGAAACTCTCAAAGCACGTTTCGTAAAAGAAAGTGCCCAAAAAATGAGTCAAGCTGTTAGCCATCACTTGAAGGCTGAACTTACACAGTTACACGAAGACGTGCGAATTGCTCGCGAGAACAATTTTGGTCGTCGTATCTTTGAAGCGTATGCTGCTGAATTTGGTGCTACTCATCTCAATGAGAAAGCCGAAGTTCGCAAGTTGCAAAACATCATCGCTGCCAGAGAAAATCAACTGTCAGAAGCCATCAAACTCGGCAGGAAAGCAAAAGTTCTTGTTGAGTCCAAGGAACGTGAAATACGAATCATTCGTGAATCCAATGTGCGTGAAAGCACTCTGGACGACCTGCTGAGTCCTCTTAACGAGGCCAAGCGTGAAGTGATGCGTAATTTACTCGAAAGTGTGCAGACACCCCGTCTGAAGAACGCTTTCGAAAAGTATCTACCAGCAGTATTAGCTGAAGGCAAGTCTGTGAAAGCCCGCCAGGTGATCTCGGAAAATGTGTCAGAAGTCACTGGTAATAAAACTGCCCCTCGTCCAGACGAAGACAGTGCTGACAACAGCAATGTCATCGAAATCAAACGTCTGGCAGGGCTGTAATTTTTAACTAAGGAGACTTAAATGTCACAAACTCTATTAGAAGGTCGTTGGAATGAAACCAAAGATGCCCTTCTCGAAGGCCTAAAAGGCAACAAGCGTACCAGCATGAGCGTGATCCTTGAGAACACACGCAAGTATTTGAAAGAAAATGCAAGTTCTGGTTCTACTGGTAGTGGCAACATTGCCACACTTAACCGTGTGATTCTGCCAGTGATCCGTCGTGTTATGCCAACCGTTATCGCTAACGAATTGGTCGGCGTTCAGCCCATGACTGGGCCAGTTGGTCAGATCCACACTCTGCGTGTGCGTTATGCCAACACCATGACTGACAACAGCACCGCTGCCACAAGCACCGCTGCTGGCCAAGAAGCATTGAGCCCATTCTTGATTGCTCAGGCATATTCTTCAGCAAGCAGCGTTACCGCTGGTATCGTTGATCCAACACAGAACATCTACACTGGTGCTAACACCAGCGTACTTGAAGGTTCCGGTGGTCGTCAGATCTCTGTGCAAATCTTGAAGCAAGCAGTTGAAGCCAAGACACGTAAGCTGCAAGCTCGTTGGACATTTGAAGCTGCTCAAGACGCTCAAGCAATGCATGGTATCGACGTAGAAGCCGAAATCATGGCTGCTTTGGCTCAAGAGATCACAGCTGAAATTGACCAGGAAATCTTGTTGAGCCTACGCTCACTGGCCACAACTGAGTTCACATACAACCAAGCTACCGTTTCTGGTACAGCTACATTCGTTGGTGACGAACACGCCGCTCTGGCAGTGTTGATCAACCGTGTTGCTAACCTGATCGCTCAACGCACACGTCGTGGCGCTGGTAACTATGCAGTTGTGTCTTCAGCAAGTTTGACCGTGTTGCAAAGTGCGACCACAAGTGCATTTGCTCGTACCACAGAAGGCACATTCGAAGCACCTACCAACACCAAGTTTGTTGGTACATTGAACGGCGCAATGCGTGTGTTCGTTGACAGCTATGCCAGCGACACCACTCCTGTGCTGGTTGGTTACAAAGGTAGTTCAGAAGCTGACGCTCCTGCTTTCTACTGCCCATACATCCCCTTGATGAGTTCAGGTGTTGTGTTGGATCCGACCACATTCGAACCAGTGGTTAGTTTTATGACACGTTACGGGTTTATCGAGCTCACTAATACTGCGTCATCGTTCGGTAATGCCGGAGATTATGTGGGGGAAATTGCCGTGAGCAATTTGTCGTTCAGTTAAGAACTATTCTTATCTACACGATATACAAAAACGCCCTTCGGGGCGTTTTTTGTTGATTAAATCTTGAAAAAACCTAGGAATTTGTGCATGCGGTTGATTACTGAATCCCAGTCGCCCATCACCGGTTGACGATACAGTCTAGCACTAGGATACCAAGGTGAATCTTCGCGTTTAAGCAACCAGCGCCAGCAGTTACCATAAGCATTGAGTGGAATCCAAACAGGGCGACCCATGGCTCCGGCCAGGTGTGCATTGGCAGTGTCCACTGATATCACAAGATCTAGATGATGCATGAGTCCTGCTGTGTCTGCAAAATCAGTGATGGTGCCCGGAAAACATTCACCACCGGCAGCCGTGATTATAGCAGATTCTTCTTCAGTTGAATCCACAGTTAGATTGATCCATTGATGTTCGGGATTGCGACGTATGAGTTCAGCCATCTTTTCCACGGGCATGGCTTTGTGATTGTGTATCCATGAATCTTTACGCCCTGCCCAGCACACACCGATCCTCATGCGTTTTTTTGCACCTAATCTCGTGCCCCACTCTTGTGCTTTGGCAGGAGTAGCAGCGATATATTGCAGTTGATGTGCAAGATTATCTAATTTTAAACCAATCACACGCGGAACACTCATCATGGGGATCCAGTAATCAAACTCGCCAAGATCTTCACCAGGCTCGTAGATTCCAACAATGCCGCCACCCGGTGCAGGAAACAATGCTTTGACCCCGGAACTGAGAACTAATTTTACTTTTGCGCCAGCCGATTGTAAGTTGGCTGTGAATCTCAAAAATTGAATCTGATCTCCTAGTCCTTGTTCTCCCACCAGCAAGATAGTTTTATCTTTGAGGTCTTGTCCAGTCCATTCTGGCTTGGGCAAAGATGGTTTGATGCCGGCCATGTGCTCATAACGCCACCGTGCTTCGTAGTATTTCCATCCTGATTCATAATCGCCCTTGAGTAGGTAGGCCACAGCCAGATTG